TAGGAACACCGCCAGTTAGGTCAGATGTGCTAGTAATAACTCTAGGTACTTTGTTTGTGAATGCTTGTGTTGAGCTATTCCATTCAAAGATGCCCCAAAGTGAATCTGTTAAATCTAACCAGTATGTACCGTTAGCAGGACTTCCAGTAGGACGTACTGTTGTACCAACTAACTCTGCTGTGTTCACGTTTGCTCTAATACAATAAACTCTATTGGATACACCTAATACACTATAAGCAGTCATTAGACCATATTCATTGATATCGTAACCATGAATTGGAGTTCCTGAACTTGTCTTATAAAATGTAGGAGTACCGAATAGGCTTGTTAATTCTCTCTGACTTGTTGCGGCTACCAACTTACCAGCGTTAGCGGCTGTAGTTGCTGTAGCAGTTGTGCCAGAGGGATTCAATTTGTCCTGTGCTGTCGCCAATACAATTAAAGGGATAGATCCCAAGGCGTTTGGCGCATAGTTACTCTCATCAGTAACTGTTACTTCTACTCCAGGTGAAATTAATGCCATCGTAGTAATCCTCAATATGTTAATTAGTAGTATTTATTGATTATAGTTAAAATGGTCCTTGTTAGTTGCCCTTTTAAAGGTATCTATTAAATAAGTGTATGCAACGTAGAATATGTCCTGCCTGTAACAAAAATCAAGTAGCAGTAAACTACAAAAAACAGGGTAAAATTTACTATCGAACAAGGTGTGATACTTGTATTAGACGTAATAGAAAAGAGCCATTAAAAATACCTGCTTGGCATAGAGCGGGGTATAAGAAAAAAAGTATTTGTGAAAAATGTGGATTTAAGTCTAAGACCAAAGCACAGATTATGGTCTGGCATGTGGATGGAGATTTAGGAAACAATAACAAAAGTAATCTTGTTAGTGTATGTCTAAACTGTGGTGTTGAAGTAAGTGATATGAAACTAGGCTGGAAGCCTAGTGGCGTACTGCCAGACTTCTAACAACTTCGTATAGTTCGTCTATGCTACCGTTGTTTAGCACAGTATAGTCAAAGCCTGCGCCTGCCCAAGCCCATTCACTAATATGAACTTTATAATAATTCGTCATTAGGTCTAATGCTTCCTTATCTCCCTTATTGGCTTCAACAGCAATTTCGTACCATTCAGGATCTTCTCCACGTTTAACACGCAGGACTTTACCGCCCAGTTCTTTAATCATTTTTATTTCGTTAGGAAACCTACAGTCTGTAACAACACAATTGTCTTCGCTGTTTCGTATTTTATTCTCTAGACTAGCAATCCAGGTATCATCATGGAAGCTCTTACGTACCACTTCAGTGCCCCATTGCTGTAATATATACCTAGGAGTAAGGTTAGGTATGCCTAGTCTTTTCGACCACCATTCGTCAACTTGTTCACGCCATTGACGAGCATAAGCCGCACGTCCTTCCACAAGATCTCTATCCCAACCAAATATTGTGCTAACAGCATCTTTAAGTGTGCCAGCAAAACTGTCACGTCTGTAACCATGAAAATTTACCAAGTAGTCTGCAATCGTGTCTTTACCTGAACCGATAAGTCCCACGATGCCTATAATTTGTTTTTGCATCTAGTTATTATAAACTAAAGTCGTATTGAAGTCTAGCCTGTAACCCACCACATTGGTGTACTTCCAGCGTAGTAGTTTTGTATTTCTAACTCGAGTCGTTCCATTTCTGCGTTTGCTTCACCTTTAAGGCTAGCACCATTTAGTGACGTACCACCTTGTGGTCCTGCAATCTGAGCAAACTTTTCTCTGGCTTCACCTAGCATGTGTTTTGACAATGCTAGTGCATAATTTTGCACCCAGGGAAAAATCATATGGTCGTTTAGCATTGTTATATCAGGTTTGTAGTTGTATGTCCACAATAAAACATCTTCGCCGTCTTGTGGTATCTTACGCACAATAGTAAGTTTTTTTGTGCTTCTATCAAATGTAAAGTTTATAAATCCACCAAACATTTTCATTGCTAATTCTTGGTATTGTGTAAACAATTCATAGTTTAGCAAACCACCGACTCTACCAGCAACTAACATATAAGTGTTTAAGTAACCACTTGCGAAGGGTTCGAACTGACTAGCAGTAGTACCTGTTACACTACCAATACCACGTCTAAACACTTGGCGTACTTCTTGCACTTCACTAGGAAGAATATATTCCTGTTGCTCTTTATTTAGACTTAGAAATGAATAACTCTCTTCTTGTGAGTTATCAGCACGTTGTCTAAAACGTATAAGAGCATTGTTAATTGCTAAGTCGTAGTGTTCTTTGTCTAGTTCTACATCAACCATTTGACCACCTAGTCTAAGGTTAATATAGTTCTCTATTTCTTGTCGCTTTTCTATTAGTGTGGCCATCTTAAAATCCTGTTACATGTATTTATTGTACATGCAACAGAATTGTGTCTGAGTTTATCCTTCCGTTTAATGCAATTTCCACACTCTTGATACCGTTTAAGAACTTACGTTTAGCGGCTTTACTGCTACCTGTAAACTCTGGCAGTTGTCTCTCGGGCTTACGTAGTGTTTTTTGAGTACTTAAATTAGTGTCGTAGCCAACTATTGTTGTACCTTTAACACCTAGTACACCCATGTGAGTATCAGCAACATACTTGCCTAACTTACGTGTCTTAACATTAAACACATAAAGCTCTGTAGCACCTATAACCGTTACAGGATCAACACTTGCAATCTTGTATGTTGTGTTGTCCTTGGCGTATTTCATTTTAGCAACCTGTTTTTGTTTGTTAGGTGCTTTCTTGACCCTAGCAACCTTGACAGCCTTCTTTGTTTTACTGTATGCGTCAATGTCTGCTAGTATTGCCTCTACAAACTCAAAGTATTTCTTATAATCCTTAGCCTGCCAGTGACTGTAACCTTCCTTAAGATCCTCGCAAGTACCTGCTTTGGCTTCTTGCCATTCTGCTAAACGTTCTATAAACGGTTCTGCAATGCCTTTAAGCATATTTTGTGGCACATTTTCTTTTTTAAAATACTCGAATGCTTTAGGATTTAGTTTAGTCTTATCACGTAACTGATCCTGCATTTCCTCAAAATAGCCTACGTGTTCATTAATTTTAAGTTTGATCCTATCTTGTATAGTTAACTGTGGGACTGTGTTTACTGTCTTTTGTTCTTGTTTAATTTCTGTTCTAGTACTACTAAACCTTACGAAGTATTCCTTTAACCCATCTTTCATATGTTTAAGTTGGGTTGCGTCTAATATCCAGCCAGATTCCCATGCTCTTGCAACTGCGCCGCAAGTTGTTGGTAACATGGAATCTGGACCCAAACTCACATCAGTTATCTGTTGTTTGGAATATTCTCCTGACTCTTGCATCCATTTAAGTACAACCTTTTTATTATCTTTGTGAGAATATTCATAATTAAAATGGTTGTACATCCTCAGAGATTCTAATCTGCGCTCAGACTCTGTCCACTTTGATTGTTCTTCCTCTGTATACCTTAAGTGTGCTTTCTTTTGTTTGGTTGTTTTGCCTTTCAACGCCATAGTATCCTCACCGGTTTAGTATTAGTTATCAATTAGTATACAACCACTCCTACCAGTTGTCAATCAGCTAAATATAGCAATAAGGACTAAAATAGTGCCCAGACTTAGTTTATGGAAAGACGGTAAGCATACCGCAGACTACAAATTTTTCGATCAAAACATTAATGAAATGTTTACTGTGGGCGGTGTGGGCATTAATGTACACAAGTATTTGGGTCCAAATGCGGCTAGTGGAGAGACTGGCGACCTAGCAGACGCAACTCAGCCAAAATACACAAATCAAAGTGAAAAAAACATACAGGACTTCTTGTTCCTAGAGAACAGAGACCGCAAGTATGATACTAGCATCTACAATATGCGTGGTGTCTACACTCCTGCAAGTCAGGACTTTGATCTAACACAGTTTGGTTTAATGAACGCTACAGATACAGTATTCATTACATTCCACTACAACGAAATGATTAATATACTAGGACGTAAGATCATGAACGGCGACGTCCTAGAGTTCCAAAACTTAGTAGACTATCATCCACTTGACGAGGATATACCTGCCACACTAAAACGCTACTATGTTGTACAAGATGCAACTAGGGACGCACAAGGGTTTAGTGCTAGTTGGTGGAGTCATTTATGGCGTTGTAAAGTTACTCCACTAGTAGACAGTCAAGAATACAAAGATATCATTAACAAGATCAATGCAAGTACTGATGAGGAGTATAATCCAGAAGGTACTGATACAAGTCTGTCAGAGTTACTAAGTCAATATAATAAAAATATTGAAATTAACGATGTTATTATCGCACAGGCAGAAGCAGAAGTTCCAGAATCTGGTTACGACACAAGTAGATTCTACGTTGTTCCTACAGACGAAAACGGTAAGGCACTTAATCCTAAGGGTAAAACTACTGATGACACAAGCCTAGTAGGCGACGATGCTATCAATAGCACAGACCTGACTCGTGTTACACCGAGACGTGATACACAGGGTTACTTGGTTGGCGATGGTCTAGCACCAAATGGCTTCCCAGTAAGTTCGGGTACTACATTCCCAACAAATCCTGTACAGGGAGATTTTGCATTACGTTTAGACTACAGACCAAATCGCTTGTTTAGATACGACGGAACACGTTGGGTTAAGGTTGAGGACGATGTTAGAACAAGTCTTACACCAGGTGCAAGCAATCAGACACAACGAAGTGGATTTGTTAATAACACTAATACATATACAACTGTTGACGGCAAGACTTATGATGAGCGTCAAGGCCTCAGCGATGTACTTACAGCAAAGGCAGATAACGAATAATGTCTCAAACATTTTTTTACGATGAACAGATACGTAGATTCTTACTACAGTTTATAAGAGTTTTATCAAACTTTGAAGTACAGTTTGGTAAAGATGAAGATGGTACCAGAGTACTACAACGAGTACCTGTACGTTACGGTGACGTAAACAGACAAGGTGCACAAATACTACGTGGTAACAGTGAAAACACTATGGCAAATGTGCCTATGATTAGTTGCTACATAAATGGGTTACAGTATGATAGAGCTCGTATACAGGAACCAAACTTTATTAGTAAGATTGGTGTAAGAGAACGTAAGTACGATCCAGACACCGACAGTTACTTAAACGTACAAGGTGATGCATTTACTATCGAACGTATGATGCCAGTGCCTTACAAGTTAACTCTTAAAGCAGATATTTGGACAAGTAACACCGATCAAAAACTACAACTACTAGAACAAATGCTAGTGTTGTTTAATCCCAGTTTAGAAATACAATCAACAGACAATTACGTCGACTGGACAAGTTTAAGTACAGTAAATTTAATTGACACACTTTGGACCAACAGAGCAATACCACAAGGTATAGATGATAACATAGACTTTGCAACGCTGACATTTGAAATACCTATCTTTATTAGTGCGCCTGCTAAAGTTAAGAAACTTGGTGTTATTGAAAGAATTGTTACTGGTATATGGGATATGCAAGGCGAGTTTGACCCTAGTTTGTTCCAAGATGTAGGCAATTTAATTACACGTAAACGAATAAGCCCACAAAACTATGGTGTGCTGTATTTGAATGGTCAGGCACAACTACTTAAATTAGAAGACACTATCGCAGAGTCTACAAGTAACATAGGGGATACTACTGTAACTAAAGTAGGCACTAGAGCAGATTGGCCCAGTTTTATTAACCTTTTTGGGGAAATAAGGCCCGGAGTTAGTCAAATTAGGCTTGAAACCGACGAAGATGGCACCGAAGTTGTAGGCACTGTAGCATTACACCCCACAGACGAGAGTTTGTTACTTGTTACAATAGATCAAGACACCATACCTACAAACGACATACGCCCTGTTAACGCTATTATAGACCCTGACAGAGTAGGTCCTAATAGCGGGCTAAGTACGCCTACAGCAGGAACAAGATACTTATTAACTAATCCAATTGGCAACTCAAATAATGTAGACGGTGCTGATGCTTGGAAAGGATTACTACCAGATTCCAGCACAGATGATCTTATAGCAGATAGTAACGATATTATAGAGTACGATGGTGACATGTGGCGTGTTAGTTTTGATGCTAGTACACAAACAGGCACTCACTATGTTAGCAACTTAAATACAAATTATCAATATAAGTGGACTGGCTCTGCATGGGTTAGGTCTTATGAAGGTCAATACAAGGAGGGCTATTGGAGCCTCGCATTATAAACAGTTGTGGTGCATTAATAAGATCAAATAAAACTGGAAGATACTTATTTTTGTTGAGAGACAAGTGTAGTTACGGCAACACTTGGGGACTTCCTGGTGGTAAGTTTGAGAAAGGGGAGTCTACTCTACAAGCATTAGAACGTGAATGTGAAGAAGAACTAGGTAGCGAGTTACTGTACGAAAAATTTATACCTATTGAAACGTTTACCAGCGAAGATAAAAAGTTTGTATACCACACAGTACTCTTAACTGTAGACAGAGAATTTACTCCTGTATTAAATGAAGAACATAAAGGTTATTGTTGGGTATACTTAGAAGATCACCCGAGACCACTACACCCTGGCGTTTGGAAAACATTTAACTTTGAGGTCGTAAAG